TCTTCGTCAAAATATAATAATGCACTTCTTTTTGTATTCCTTGATGGAATTGTGTAGCTCAATGGAGCTTTGTCTCTGGTAAGCTTGTAGCTTTTATTTACAAAAGCTTCTTTCTTTTTTTTCATTTTGATTTGATTTAAAGTTTATAAAAAAAAGGAGAGGGCCGCTATGCGACCCAAGTCCTTAATGTAATCATCTTATTTGAATAAGAAGAAGTTGTTAGCACCTAAAGTACATAAAGCTCTTTCAGATAAGAAGTTTACTTCCATAGCATCTAAGCTAGAAGTAGCTGCTCCACCTGCTGAACCTGTAATCCAAGTCTTATAACGTCTGTCTTCAGTTTCTGAAGCTCTGTAACGTACATGTAAGAATGGTCTTTTAGCGTTTTTACCTAACACTTGGTCATATACTGTAGTAGAACCTGCAGGTACAAGTACCCCATTAATAGCTCCACCTACTAAACCTCCACGCATTGTAGGGTCGTTAAGATATTTCCAGTCTGTTTTGTAAAAGTCATAACCTCTACGGAATCCTGAGAAACCTAAGTTAAGAGCCATTTCTTCATCATTGTCAAAAAGACCATATGATGTACCACCTGCTCCATAAGAGTTTTGTGATGCCAACATATCATCAATATCAAATCCAAACTCTCTGTTTAAGAAAATAACATTTTCTTCAATAGAACCTTGCTTGTCTAATCGCTGAATAATAGCATCAAAATCTGCAAGAGCTGTTGGGTTACCACCACTCCATACATTTCCTCTTTCTTCAACTACATAGAAAAGTCCTTCTGAACCTTTGTTACCTACACCACTTGCTACACCTTCAACAATTGCTGCTGCTCCTGAAGCTGCTTCAGCTGGTACTGCTTCAACCATAGCTGTTTCTAAATAGTCTTCAAAACGAAGTCTAGTTTCATGCTCTGATTTCATATACCATAAGAAACCTGTTGCTCCATTTTCAGTTGTAACTTCAATCCATCCAATCTGCGCCATGTCAGAACCACTTACTGCGTAACGGTCTTTAATGATAATTGGAGAATTAGAGAAAATCTGATCATCAGCTTCTAATTGACCTTGCATTCCAACAGATCCTTTCTGGAATTCTGAACCATAAATAAATAAAGAACATACTACTGCTGCTGCAACTCCTTGACCTGCTGCTTCATAGTAAGCTACATCAATTGTTCCAGCTCCTGTATTAACTGCTGTTACAATAGCTTTGTTGCTAAGTACTGAAGCCGCTGTACTGTCAGATATCATAATTGTTTGTCCAACACGAATAGCAATAGAACCACTTCCTGGTACTAAAGTATCTCCAATTGTTAAAGTAGCTGTTAACTGTCCTGCTGCTGCTGCAGAAGTTACGTTAGTATACTTCGTGTGTAATCTTCCTTGTTCTGCCCATTTAATAAGGTCAGAATTAGAAGGCATCTCAGCACCAACCATTCTTAAGAATGATGCTACTGTTCTGTTTCCATAACGTTCAAATTCTTTTTCGTAAGTATCTGGAAGATACTGATTTAAGAAATCAAAGTTAGTAATATAATTTGTCTGTAATAAGACTTGTTCTGAACTTGGCTGCAAGTCAAAACCTGGTACTGCATCTACTGCCATAATTTTTGTTTTAAATTTTTAAACTTATTTTTTACTTCTAATTTTTAATCCTCTGCCGCTTGTATCTGAAATTTGCCTAGCTTTAAATCCACCTTCTCCAATCACTTGGGGAGTTTTTCTTACCGACATGTTGACGTTTTTACTTTTTTTACTAACATCACCTATCGCATCAGACTTCCCTTGCTCATAAAAATAATTGGCAAAACGCTGAGGATCCATTGCAGCAGCTAATGCCGAATGCCACCCTTTAGCATCTTTAATTAAACCATTATCATCAACATACTTGCCAATAAAATTGTTTAAATCGCTTTGTTTAGACTTCATTTCAGCAGCATCGCCATAAGAATAGTTTACGTTTTTATCTCCTACATTGAACTCAAAACCTTTGAACTCGGAATTAAAAACTTCACTTGTTTGTTTTTTGAAAAACTCACTTTTTCTTTTAGCAACTTCTTCAGCTGACTTTGAATTTTCTATATAACTCTTGTAAGCTTGTATATCTTTAGCTTGTTCTTCAGAAATAGAACCCCCACTTGACTCAAGAGGAACTCTGTATTTTTCTTTTAACTCATTAAGATATGTTTTTGCTTTTGAAAGTTCTCTTTTTTTAGCAATATTCTTTTTCTTTATCTCTTTTTCATCATCTAACTCTTCATCATATGAAAACTTTTCTTCCATTAGATAATAAATGTCTTCACTATCTAAGTCTGATTCAGTTAAAGAATAGTACTCTTCTAATACCTGGTCTTCATTTAAGTCATCGTAATTTTTATTTACTTTTACGAAATCTTCAAATCCACGCCCTGTAGCTTTTTTATAATCTAAATATTTAGAAACATCTTCAGGTAAATCTTTTGCTTGCTCTCTTTCAACAAACAAATCATCTACAGATGATATATCTTTATTATATCTGGTTTTAATATATGAAAGAACATCTTCGTCTTTTAATCCGATATCTTCATTTATCGGTTCTTCATCTACTTTATTTACACTTGTATCTTCAACAGAAGTAGTTTCTACCTGTGTTAATTCTTCATCATGTTTTTCAAGCAGTTTTGCTTCTACTTCCTGAACAGATTTTTCTGTTACAGGGTTTACTTCTTTTACTTTAAATTCCATTTGATTTTATTTTTACAAAGTTAATATTTAATTATTTTAATCATCTAGGCTCAAATTCAGCAAGATCAAAACCATCAAGACTATCTTCGTTAGATTCAAAACTTACTGATGGTAGATTATTTTTTCTTTGTTCTATTAATTTAGATTGCTCTGTATTAGCTTGAGATATTCGTTTAGATTTAGCACCTTCTCTTTCATCTTCCCTTTTCTGTAATCCCTCTTGTTGCATTTTAGCCACTTCAACATCTACTCCTTTTAATTTCATTTGTAATGAAAATTCAAGATTCATTAACTCAGCTTTTATAGAAGCTTCACCCTGCATTTTTTGAACACCAAATTTCATTTTAGCTTCCTCTAATTGAATTAGAGCTTTCTGTTCCATTACAAATTGTTGCATCTTAGCTTGAGCAGCCATTTGTTGAGACTGTTGATTTATTTGAGCTTGTTGTTGAGCAGCAGCAGCTTTTTGTTCTTGTATAGTGTCTTCTTTGGATTTTCTTTTTAATTTTAAAACTTGATTAGCTAATTTTATATTTCTTATTTCACGAATATCAATAGCATCTTCTAAATTTATAGAATCTCTTTGAAGAGCCATTTGAATATTTTGTTCAAGCATTTTTCTTTCCTCTTCGTCTGGTTCTATTTCTATAAATATACCAAAGTCACTTAAATATAATTTACTAATCTCATCAAGTATCCCTACATTAAACTTACCTATTTGATTTACAAATTCTTCTTTAAAATCAGAATACTCTAAAACATCAGCAATTCTACTAGATAATGCAGTACATAACCTTTGTGTTATTTGAAGTCCTGAATCTAATATATGTCTTGTTGCGGTGTTACTACTTAATGCGGCTAACTTTTGTAGTCCAACTAAAGAATAAGAATCAGGAGTTGAGCCATCTCTAGCTTCATTTAATCCTGTTACATCCCTTAACATTTGCATGTAATGATTATATGTTCCAACTAAACTTTGAATTTTGCCTTGACCTGAACTACTGTTTAATTGTTGAATAGGAACTTTTGCTTGGTTATAATCTCCATCTTGAGTATAGCTTCTACCAATAACACTACCTGTTTGAAAAAACATTCTAAGTGCATCCTCTGGATTATATGCTTGTCCAGTTCCTAAATCTACTTCATTAAGACCATCTGCATCTATAAATACACCATCTGGAACAATTCTAGATATTACTTGTTGAAGTTTTAAATGAGTAATCTGAATTAAATCTGCAAACGTAATCATACGCCTTGTAAGTGATTCAAATACACCTTTATACATTCTAGGCGCACAAGCTACATATTCAGGATATACTTCCTGTGATGCTGATTGAGGTCTAGCCATGTTTTCAGCCATCTGCCATTTTAAAAGTATACTAGTACCCATTACCATTACACCTTCATACCAAACATCTATGGTTTTAGATACCTTTTCAAAATTACCCTCCTCCATCATTTCATCTGTAGGATTAAAAGTATCTTCTTTTTCAATTACTTTTTCAGCTCCAACTGAATTTACTTTTTTCTTATAAGTAAAAGTGTGAGTTGTTTTGTAATTAAAAAACAATACCGTAGCACTATCTTTACTAAATAAGCTGTTGTTGTAATATTGAGCTGTATTATTATAATCATACCAACTTTGACTGTATTTGGATATTTCATCCATATCCTGTCTTGTTAAAGTAGTATCTATTTTTTTTAATTCTGTAATTGGAAGTGTTTTAATTTCACCCCAATAAAAACAATCATCAAAATGAGGATCTTCAGTATAGCTATAAACTACATTAGCTGGATCAACATATTCTATTGATATACCTGAACCTGGTTTAAATGAGTTTTTACAAATACTTATTCCTAAAACAGTTTGATCGTAGTATAATTGTTTTTGTATTTCGTAATATCTATTTTCAGCTAAAACAGTATTGATTGCTTCTTCTGAAGCTATTTCAATAGAAGGCTTATACTTAAGCTGCATATGTAATGCCAACTCTTCTGAAGTATTTGGAATATCCTCTTCTGATGTAGCAAATACATCTATACCTGTTTGCTGCTGAATCTGCTGCATAAGAGGTTTTGCTAACATATCTTTTTCTAAAGCAACTTGATATTGGCTTCTTTTATCCAAAGACATTCCATCTTGCGCATAGGAATTTATTTTAAACATCCTATCGGCCATTCCGTTTACAACAATATCTACAAACTTGGGAATAATAGGTACAGGAGTCCAATCAAGATTTAAATAACTTAAATCTCCATCTATTGCAAGTTCATTTTTATATTTAGCAATTGATTGTTCTCCACGAGCATATAGTCTTAATCTATGGAAATCTGCCCATTGATTATAGAATCTACTTTGTCCACCATCTTTCCTGAACCATTCATATTGAATAGCCTGTCCTATTTGTAGTCCAAACTCAAAAGAATCTTTTTCCTTGTCTGAAACAAATTGACTAGGAAATCCAGTTGCGTTTAACGTGATTTTTACATCCTCCATTTATTGTATAATTTGGCTATAACTTCCCTTATTGTCATATCTTGCAAAGTTAAGTTTTATTTTTGATTTCTTTTTAATGGGTTGGTAGAGATTCTTTTGTGTAGCCATTATAGCTAAACCTGAACTTATTGACGCATCAAATTTTGTTCTATTGTTAATATCAAAC